GGAGCCAAACCACCTGTCACAGTTGGCTGTGCACATGTAATAGTCTCACCAGCATAAGGCAGACCACTCACAGTAGTATCACTAACAACAAGTGGCATGTAAGCAACATCCTTAGATGGAGCAAAGGAGTTTACTTGAATTGTATTCTCAGCATTAGTTGTATCCCTTGCTTGAGACATCAATCGGACTTCACCACCAGCTGCTGTATTAGGAATAAAGAAACTTACTTCTAATACACCATTGTCATAGGTAGTCCATCCTGAATTGATCCAAGTGGTATCGCCAACAGCTCTATACTGCCAACGATAACGGTAAGTAGTGTTATCAGGGTTACCACCAATGTAGATAGCAGGGTGTGCAAGGACTTCTGATCCAGGTGAATAATCATTACCGTCAGACCAGCAGGTATCTGATGCAACTACCAACTCATCCCATGGGTCAGGTCCAGGGACAGGTTCCCAAGGGTCACCATCGGAGTCAACAACCTCAACGATCTCAACTCTCTTCAGGTAATGGGTAGGTTGTGTGTCAACACCCACTTCCTCTACGGAAGAGATGTTAAGACGTTTGAGGTATTGCGACATAGTTAAGCGATAGCAGGGGCTGTAAGGGCGACAGGGGTAGACTCAGCAGCTGCCAAGTCCAAGGGGAAGTTGTGTGCATTACGTTCGTGCATCACCTCCATACCAAGTCCCTGTCGGTTCAGGATGTCAGCCCAGGTGTTGATCACCCGACCTTGACTATCTTGAATGGATTGGTGGAAGTTGAAGCCGTTCAGGTTAAACGCCATAGTTGATACACCAAGAGCAGTAAACCAAATACCCACAACTGGCCAAGCAGCCAGGAAGAAGTGAAGGCTACGAGAATTATTAAAACTAGCGTACTGGAAGATGAGACGACCGAAGTACCCGTGGGCAGCGACGATGTTGTAGGTCTCTTCCTCTTGACCAAACTTGTATCCATAGTTCTGTGACTCAGTCTCTGTGGTCTCTCGTACCAATGACGAAGTCACAAGTGAACCGTGCATGGCTGAGAATAGGCTACCACCAAACACACCTGCTACACCGAGCATGTGGAATGGATGCATAAGAATATTATGTTCTGCTTGAAACACCAACATGTAGTTGAACGTACCACTAATACCCAGTGGCATNGCGTCAGAGAACGAACCCTGACCGAANGGATACACGAGGAACACAGCAGATGCTGCGGCGACGGGAGCAGAGTAAGCTACCATAATCCAGGGACGCATCCCTAGTCGATAACTAAGTTCCCATTCGCGTCCCATGTAAGCGAAGATACCGATGAGGAAGTGGAAGACAACCAATTGAAAGGGTCCACCGTTGTAGAGCCATTCGTCAAGTGTTGCCGCTTCCCAGATTGGGTAGAAATGGAGTCCGATTGCGTTGCTGCTGGGGACGACTGCCCCAGAGATGATGTTGTTTCCATAGAGTAGAGAGCCGGATACCGGTTCACGGATACCGTCAATGTCAACAGGTGGTGCGCCGATGAAGGCGATAATAAATGCAGTGGTAGCAGCCAGTAGACAAGGGATCATGAGCACACCGAAGTGTCCCACGTATAACCTGTTCTCAGTGCTACTAACCCACTGAACATAGCGTTCCCAAAGATTGGGTTGCTTGCGAAGTGCGATAGTAGCTGTCATTTAAATAAAAATCAGAAACGATAGGTAACGCCAGCCTTGATGCCAAGGTCAGCAGAGGAAAGTTCCCAGTCATCATCAGAGATAACCGAGAGTTCGCCGTAGGCAGATGCCTTTTCGGTCACGTCAATTTCAGCACCGAGTTTACCAGAGACTTTGTTCTCTGCCTCACCACCATCTTGGAAGTCAAAGGCAGGACCACCCTGGACATACCAGGTGGTGTCCTCACCCACGCTACCTTCGTAACCGTAGTGAGTCTCGACCAAGGTCGAAGAGTAGTCACCACCAGCCACGCCGGTGTTAGACTCGATGTTTACATACTGACCAGCAAAGGCAGCAGGTGCAACCAGCACGGAGCTAGCTACAGACAGGGCGAAAAATTTTTTCATTATAATTTTAAGGGTTAATAAATACCAGGAATTAGTTGACCGGTAGTAATGTAACTACCGATGGCTGCGATTACGCCGAGCATGGCCAGCCTTCCGTTTAGTCGCTCGGCGCGTTCGTTATGAGGAATAGAGTTTTCGTCGATGTACATCTTAGGTTCTTTAGCAAAGAGGTTCAAACGACCTCCGTCTTCGGTGGTGGTGGTCATTAGAATTGAATGTTGGATCGTTCGAGTTTTTCAAATACATCCTGTCGGTATGCAGGGTCAGCGTCGTACCGTGGGTCACCCATGGCAGCAACAACTTCTGCTTGTGACCGGAAGACGTTACCACCTGTGTTAGGTGCACCTTTACCAGTCAACATACGACCTTCGTATCCGTTAGCTTCAACGTAAGCAGATTTCATACCAGCGACAGCGATTTGGATAGCTTGGAAGTTCCCGTTTTCACAAACGGAATCAAAGGCACGGACATACTCAGGGTCAAGGTTCTCACCTGCCCACTGCATCATCCGTTCGTACTCAGCCTCTCCACCAGCATCATTTTTGATGGTGTTGATCTGAGCATCAGTAAGGTCATCTGCTTGGACGGCTTCCTGTTGAGGTGCATTCTTCATGCTCTCAATGTATGCCTCCACGAGGTCCTTACTAGACATCTCTGAGAACTTAGTCATAGTTTCTTCAGAGAGTTCTCCCTTCTCATCAAACTCAGCATAGGAGTTGTTGATGAGTTGGGCACCAGAACTTACTTCGACTTCTTCGTCTTGCAGTTCCGTTTCTTTTTCTTCTTGCTCGGTTTCTTGATCATTAGGCTCTCCGAGTTTGGTCCTGTAGTTCGACATAAGCTTTCTCCAACTCTTCTGCTGACTTGAATTTGCCAGCCAGCATCTGTTCTTGTTGTTCGGCTAGTTCTTCACCCACCCGGAGACTATCCTGTTCCTCTTCTGAGAACTCAGGGTTGTCTGCTGGNGTGGGATCATAGGTGAGTTGAGCCATTATTTATGGGGGACTATATTNGTNAGGGTCAATTGTTTCAACGGTAAGGTTACCCAGACCAACAGTAGTTACCTTCTTACCAGGTGCACTGACAGTCTTTTGACTACCGATGCGTGGTTTAGGTGCATACTTATTGGTCTTAGGTTCAGTTTCCTTCGCCGTTGCCTGCGGTTTCTTCCGCTTCACCCGAACCGGGCGTGTCGGTGTCGTCTTCTCCACCTAACATTTCTCCTATTTGTGGGTTCTTAGATGGGGTCAGCCATTGGAGAGTTAGCAAACTGTCCAGCTTGATCCATCATTGTTTGTTGCATCTGTTGTTGTTGTGCCTGCTCATTCTCCTGATCCAATGTCTCTTGGGACTTAACCAGGTTAAGGTAATCAATACCAGAGGAAGCAGCCAACCTCTTCAAATACTCTTGTGGATCAAGGTACTGTGCCATCACTTCAGGTCCCATAGTCTGGGAGATAGTCATGATGAACTGAGTCAGAGACTCTCTGTCCTGTCCACGACCCAAGGCATTGACACCAGCCACGATGGTTGGATTGACAAGGTCCTTAGGGATCTTAGGTAGTTGACCAGAACGTTGGAGGATGTGCATGGTCCTGTTAAGGTAAGGCACAAGGAACTCAACAGTCAACAGACTGAAGAGACCACCAAGTTGTTGTTCTAGTTCTAACTGAGTGAGGCGTACCTCTTCAGCAGTCGTACGTTCTGACTGTCTGACCTGGAGAACCAGGAAGGCATCAGAGATACGACGTTCAATACGTTCCGCCATGTTCATAGCAGTGGCGAAGTCTGCTTGTTTCTGCACCTGCACAACTTGGACATCTTCAGGTCTACCCTGAATGATCGCCCCGTTGCCTGCCTGTGCTATTGTCTGGGGTTTTGTAGTGGATGAAGGTGATACTAGGAACACCACTTTAGCAGCCACTGCAGAGCCTTCTACGAGTGCCTGAGACAATGCCTCAAGGGACTTCAGGTCACCCAGGAATTCCTCTACACGTCCACGTCCATAGTCTTCACCATCGACAGTCATCCAGCGTAGCGGTAACCAAGGGCTGGTATTTTTAGGTGCTGTACTACGGCTACCGGGGATGATCTTACCGAACACCTCCTGATGCCAGATCCAACGACCACTTTTATCATCCAGCCTGACGTATGTGTATACTTCTACGTCGTTATTCTTTGCACCTTGTTTCTCTCCGTCATTACCCGGTGCATTGGGTTTCTCTTCTGGGATATCCAGTAGTTGACGGTCAATCATCTCTTTAGTAACGATCTCTAGGACGTTACCATTTCCATCACGGTTGACCACATACCTATTCAAGGGGTAGTGTTTCAAACCATCCTTACCCATAAAAATGAGGGCGTTTCCACTGACAACCAAGTGCTTGACTGCCTGGAAGATCACGACACGATCACTAGATGCATCGATGTGTTGTTGAACCATCCGTTCGATCTTGGCGAACGAAAGATCCAATTCACTACGAATAGTAGGATCTAACTCTGTCCCCAACTTCTCATCCTTAAGTTGTAACTTAAAGAAGGATGTCTGTGGGGGCATAAGAGCAAGCATAAGTTTAGAACTTAAATTTACTACGCTCTTAGCCCCGACGGACTGCCAGGGAGTCTTCAGAACTGTGAAGTTAGAGTTGTCATCTTCATTTTTAATGAGGTAAGGCAGCGTCAAACGTGATGCCTCAACTGCCACACGTAGGAAGTTATTCCTATTGCCTGACAATTGAGAGTATCGTTCTGCTGCCTTCTGCATCAGGTATTAACTCCTGTTGATGAACCACCTGAGGTACCAGTATTGACACTAGTACTCTTCAGACTATTAGCACCTCTTCGTTGCCTCGCCTCACCAGATTCATTACGACGCTGGCGACCAGCAAACCACCACAGGTTGACGCTTAGCAGGAGCCTGTTGAACAGGGACCGGCGGGGGCGGCGGTGGAGGAGGCGGTGGTGGCGCCGGTGGCGGTGGAGGAGGAGGCGGTGGAGGAGGTGGTGGCGTATATTTAGGTGCGCTAGGACGACCTCCGCACATAATTAATTCTCCTGTTGTATACGATTAACAAGCCACTCATATGCAGACCGTTGTCCAGCCTTAAACATGATGGTGGCGTGAGATTGATCAGGTTCTGGATGATGGTTAGGAAAACAATCATTCATCTCTCTGATAATAGAAAGTAACTCGGGACCGTAGATGGCCTCAAGCGTATTGCGGTAGGTTGACATTGTTGTGTTCGAAGAAAGCTGGCATACGGGCGCTCCGTGTCTCAGAAAGTTCGGGTGCCTTACCTTCATACATCAATCGATCACTCGAATCAAGCCAAAATTTTTTGTCCAGATATCTATCGTAGGTATTCTTACCTAGCGGTTGCATAATCCAGTTGATAGTCGCCTTGCGCAACTTATCGAGACTTTGACTAGGTTTCAACCCTAACTCCTGGCAGACCAAGGAATTGCATGCGACATGCACTTGTTCGTCACGGCTAATATCAGCTGAAACGGTCCTCAGTCCAGCGTCACCGTTGAAGCGGAAGAATGGTAGGATAACAAAGAAGAGGCTTCTCTCAGCCACCATTGCTTTGAGTACGGTGTGGTCTGGGTGATCTTCCCAAGCTTTTCGGAGCACATGCGCTTCCTTTTCAGATNTTTCATCTGTACCAAGCGCGCTCGCGATGTATCCCAATGCTCTGTCATGATTTTCCTCGTCAGTAACGTTAGTGTGAAGGAGCTTCCTTGCTGACTCAGGGACTTCTTTATCTAAAGCGTCGATAATGAAGTCACCAACAGGGAGTTCAAGGTGTCGCATGGCAAGCGCACGGAAGATTGTTTCCTCCGCCCCTTCTTTGAGCTTGCCAGCAGTGGTTTGTACAGGTGTCCACTTCCTTTTTCTTGATAATAGTTTTTCGTAGGGATTCATTCTTGACAATCACATTCGAGAGAAGAGGTTTCTAACAAGTGTGTCAGGTAATCGTCTACTTCAGCTTCATTAAGACCGGCGTATACCGAGTCCTTCGCCTGAGTGTCACCCATTACCTGCAAACTGTAGTAAAGGGACGTCTGGGGCGATTCAAGCCACTCTTCCACGAAGTTCTCATCGTAGGTTACAACATCACTCCAAGAGTTAAAGCTGTATCCGTGAAGAAGTCCAGTCCTATCCAACATGGTCATGATTTCGTCAGCCACTAACTTGTAGCTGTCCCATCCGACCTCGGAGGCGATTTCCACGTCTCCGTATTCAAAAGTTTCAACACCGAACGTACCGCTGTCACGGTCAACCGTTCGGGCAATGGGTGGTGCGATCTCAGGAGTACAAGTAAAACCTTCTAAGTCTTTACTCCTGTAACTGCAGGAGGCGGTAGGGGCAATTGCAAACGCACGGACCATTCCATGCGACCTAGCCACAGCTGCAGCTTGCTCAATACCGTTCTTAAGGGCATTGGCAAGGTTGTGAGCGGGAGTGAAGGACGTCTTGTCATTATTGACATCACGAAGTGCATTCCCAAACTCACTGTATTTTACTCCGTACCTCCGTAAGAGGTTAGCGAGTCCGAGCATTCCGAGTCCGACTTGCTTATCAACGTCTGGAGATAAGTACTCTCCACTATCCCCGACACCTGTCGTAGGATGGAGAGCGCACAGCTCGGACATACCGTCAACAAAAGCTCTTGGGGTGTCATCGTAAGTACAGGCACCGAGATTGATGTGCTCGAGGAGGCATGTGCCGCGTGAACGCAGGTATACCTCAAGACAGACGTTGCTTCTGATTCGTTGTCCTTCATTGTCATACTTAATTTTGGAGAGCCAAATGTCTCCTTTCTTGATTGATTCTAGCAGCTCCGCTTTATAAGGATACTCATCCCAGGTCTCTTTGGTGACGTTAATGCATCTTTTGACCCAGGGCAACTCATGTCGGGGAGTCTGAATAAACTCCAGACTATCAGGATGCTCGATGTCCAAATGCAAAACGCATGCACCGTTCTTGTAATGACCTCCACGGCGGATAACTTCGTTGAGTGTGCTATAGATTTTGCCGAAGGATACTGGACCGGAAGCGGTAAGACCTTTTCCATTTTCAGACCCCTTGGGGCGTAGTTTTGATAGGTGTACGGCAACACCTGCACCATATCGTAGGGCGTGACTAACGTACCTCCAGGATGCTTCGATCCCATCGGGACCTCCCATCGAGTCGGTGACGGACATGATTGTACAGCTGACAGGCAGCCGAGATTCAGGATCATCCAACCAATTCTGGACACGTCCTGTACGTGAAATAAGTTGTGTCATTAATAGTTTACCAGGTCAATAAGGGAAGGTGGTTTGTAATTAGGACCCTTCAGTACCTTACCATCTTCACGTCGAAGAGGCTTACCATCTACTAGTTTAGAAAGGTTGGATTCATGGATCCGACTAAGAGCTTCATCTAGATCCCACTGCATACATGCTGCATACTGGAAGCAAACGTAAACCAGGTCACCTAATTCCTTCAAACAATCTTCGTCATTCCTGTAGAATTTTTCGTCATAAATCTGCTTGGCAGCTTCAATGAATTCAGAAAATTCCTCAGCGATCAAAGTCTGTTGTATATGTCGGGTGGACCGGTTGGTTTCTAGTCCCATTTTGTGGCGGAATTCCTCCGCCTGTTGCATGAAGCAGTTCATTGTCTAAATAGTGGATGGCTTTCTTTAAGTCTTCTACCTTACTGTCTTTATAACCAGCACGGCAGATGTATTTAATTGCGTTACCAAGGTGGAAGCTTAATCCTTGATCTCGAATGAAATCCCATACAGGGATATGCCCTCGCTCGTAGTAGGCGGGGATTCTAGGTTGGTGGTGGGCCAAGATTTTACAAGGTTTTTTACGGTATTACCAAGACAGTAGACCTGTCGTTGGAGTGCAAGGAAGACAGTAATGATGTCCTCCTTACTTGCTTCCGGGAGTAGTTTCTCAATNCGNGCNAGACTNAANTCNTTCTCCATTGTTAACTCCAGGACTGGTGGCGGTGGGAGTCCAGGGGATTGGTTTGTTCCGTTTGAAGTCATAATCGTCGCAGGTAAGTATCCTAGCAAGTTGTGCATTTTGGAGTGCTACATCTTCAGAGAGATCCTTTTCTGCAAAGGCATTAACAATCGTCTCCCAGGTGTAACCATGTTTTTCAAAGAGTGCTTCAGCACGTTTGACACCGATACCGGGAACACCACTGTAACCATCTGTCTGGTCACCAGCGAGTGTCTGTACGTAATGCCATTGACTTCCTGACTCAGGAGTGATTAGTGTGAAATCATCCATGTTGTACAGTTGTCCGGGAATTTGTCGCATATCCTTATCTGGACTGCATATAGTCTGACCAGGGTTCAACGTAGCGTAGATACCCATGGCGTCATCTGCCTCTAATTCAGGCATTGTAATTACTTCGTATTCAGTTTTTAGTTCGTTGATTACTCGTCGGTATCCACAGGGTTTCTTTCTGTTTCTGTGTCCTTTGTAGGAGTCAAGAATAGACTTCCTGAAATTGACAGAATCGCTAAAGAAAAGAATAAGACCGCTGTTAAAAGGGATAGCGTCATTGATTTTGTCTAGTTCTCGTTTGACTGTTTTGTATGCTTCTGAGAAACGAGAGGTGACCATGATAATATCATTACCCCAGTCAATTTCTGTCTCACATGCTGCACAGGATTTGTAGACGATGTAATCTGCATCAACCAACAGCTTCATCTGTAAGGGTGTCGATCTGTCTGACCAGAGATTCAAAAGAATTCAGGCGAGCAGTTACGTTATTTAATTGGGTTTGTAGATCATCCCTACCAGCACTTACTGAATTCAGTGAGGCTTGAAGGAGAGTCTTATCAGCCTGTAGTTGACTGATTTGTGAGTGAAGGGATACTAGTTGNTGTTGTTGTTCANCAGTACCACCTTGTAATGTNNTGACTNGTTCAGTGAGTGAATCGTTAGCTGCCTGAAGTTCTTCACGAGAAGCCAATAGGTCTTCTACATTTTCAGACAGTCCCTGAACCTTAGCAATAGAATCAAGAGAGTTAGATAGTTTCTCTAGTGCTATCACTGACAGGATCTTTAGTTTTTCTTGGTAATTAAGTTTTTCGTACTCGTATACATGAGATCCGTCTCTCAGGAACTCACTCGATTGATAGTCATTCATTAGTGTACATCAGCCCAAGTGTTGCCTACTTTTCCTTCGGCAGCGATTGGGACTCGGAAGTTGTAATAGGTACCGGCTTTGACAGCCGAAGTTTCCAGATGGGACTTAAGTAAGTCGGAATGTTCGGGTGAACACTCGTATTGGAGTTCGTCATGGAT